AACAGAGTTGTCTTGCGCAGCACAAAAGCTGCTACATCATATGACACGATAAGAAATTATCCGTGTTCGGGCCAAGTCCAGGTTTATCCAAACCAGGCTTTTGGCCCATTTGATGTCGTTCTCTCATCAACGGATGAGTGTATGCGAGACGAAGTTGGTGTCTCAGGGCCAAAGTCCGTTGTTCATCGGAAATGTACGCGTTTTGTTACGCAGTACAGATCCGCTTTGCAATGGGCCTACTCTGGGAATCCCAACGGTGTATCTGTCGTCGACGGTTCTACCCAAGTGTGGGACAACCTGTTGAGCGGGTATGCTGCTCCGATGTACGTGTCAACGTGGGCTGACCAAGGTCAGCAGACACGTTCTGTACCTCCGGGCTGGACTCTACCTCCTATTGCTGTGGATGAGCAGACTCTGAAAGGAGACTGCCTTGACAAGGCACAGCGGCTTAACGCCGATATGCTCTTGAATATTATCCAAGCAAATCAGCTGTGGCCAACGGTCGTTGAATTAGCGACCGCCTTGCCAAATTTGGCGAGGAATTGGCGGAGTATCCGTAAGTTATTGAAGAGTGCTTCGAGTTCTTATCTCGCCTGGAAATTCGGCGCAAAGCCGATAATCCAAGACGCTATAAGCATTCAACAGCACCTTCGCACTATGCGGGCTGATCTGGAGGCGTACGCAAATGGGGAACAAATACACGTTTCGCGCCGCAAGGTGCTTAACGCGTCGTTCTCATATGCGAACTCTGATACCGTCATAAACAACATAGTGACGGGTAGGAGTTCGTATACCGGCAAGATGAATATCGCGCCGACCATTCGCTACGTGTTGGTAGTGGAACCGAACGTTAAGTGGCAAACAAAGACCTTTCAGGTCATTGATTACGCACTCAAGCGCTTCGCAACGTCGCCGGCTCGACTGGCATGGGAGTTAGTTCCTTTCTCCTTTGTCGTCGATTGGCTGGTTGATCTGCGCGGAGTTGCACGTGCAGTTGATGATGCATTGGGGTATTATCCCTTCTACATCAAAAGCTTCACGCGTTCGTTCCAATACGAAGTCGAATCGCATACCTGGCGCACGAACAAGAGTCCGTGCGATGGGCATGTTTTGGATTCGATTAGTGCTGGTTCAGTTGTATACAGGCACTACGAGCGGTCTATAGTTTCTTCGCCGACATATCTGCCGACTTGGAAACCGCACTACGGAAAGAATCAGGCAGCCATTTCGGCTGCTTTGATCGGACAGCGTCTAAAGACGACTGGCCGCGTAGGGCGTCTCTAACCACTGAGTGGAGGAATACAATGAAAGCACAAGCCTTCATAAAACTTCTCCAACTGCTAAACACTGCTTTTCTGGTGGTACAGACTACTAGAAAACGTAAGATTCGCAGGCGAGGTGTTAAGAGAGCGAAGTTAGTTAAAACTAAGTCCCATAACATACCATGAATGCCGATCTGACATTCAACACCATCGTGTTCAAGAAGGCCTTCGATGAGAAGGGCGGATCTGAACGCCAATCGACTGCTCGCGGAGTTAATACTCCCGATAAGTTGATTATCAAGTCCCAGAACTACGTGGACTCGGGCACGAAAGTGCCCGGTGCACGCTACACTGGGAGAGTCGACCGGTATGACATTGACGCGAACCTCGAGGAGATTTGTACCTCGATGTACTTCGTCATTGCCGTGCCCCAGACTGCCACCCAAGCGCAGATCGACAATGTTGTCGCTACGTTTAAGGCGGTTGTCGCGGATGCGAACTTCGTTGTAAACGTCCTTAATAACGAGAAGTAATTCTCGTGGACGCACAACTGAGCTCCAAGGCTGATTCGTGTTGACCGCTGGCTCCAGACTACTGAGTCTGATCTTCCAGCGGACGACTGTTACAGACGGCTAATGGTATTCCATAATATGCATGCTATTGAACATACATACGTAAGCCTGCTAGCTGACGTTGCTCGCTTAACAGGGTTCTCTGAAATACGAGGATCTTATGGCGGGCTGCAATGGACATTAAATGATGCTCCAAAGCTAGAGAAGCAGGTCTTGGCAAGTATTGAGACCGGGCGAGAGCTCGATCTTGATGCTTTTCCAAAACCGCTGCGGAGACTCGCAGGTGCATCCGTTAAGGATGCACTATCACTGCGGTTCTTGCGGCAGCTTCTTCTGTTCAGCTATAAAGCCTCAGTTCCACACAATGAAGCAACTGTCATTAGATCGTATCAGGGTTTCCTTGATACTAACAACCTCGTTCATGCTTTTGGGCACGGGCTGTCAAACGCCCTACCCCAAGATCACGATCGAGTTCGACGACACTGTCAAAGCGTCCTCTATAAAGTCCGTTTCGGAGCAATCAAGCCCCACCACGGACCCGGCGCAGTCACTACCCGTAAAGGGCAGTGGCTCCACCGATACACCCAAATAGAAAAGGTGTACCCTCAATCAGATTGGTTTTACCTGTATTTTAACAGGGACCATCTGGCTGAGTCAGAAGACTGCACTGACGTTGACGCTATTGAGGCAAAGCTCGTGGCTGTCCCTAAGGACAGTCGCGGGCCGCGCCTTATTTGCGTCCACCCTGCTGAAGCCGTTTGGATTCAGGAGGGTATTTGGTCGGAGATGGAGCGCGCTATCGCGCTTCAACGTTACCTGGGGGTACCGTGGCCGAGAGGCTCGATACACTTCAGGGATCAGACAGTGAACGGTAGGATTGCGTTGTCGGCTAGTCGCTCTCGAAAGTTTGCGACTATCGACTTAAAAGACGCGTCCGACCGGATCTCGAATGTACTAGTAGAGCAGCTTTTTGGCTGCTATTACGCTCCATTCGCATGCTGTCGTGCTCAGACTATCAGGATTCCAGCATTAGGGACTTTTCCCGAGACTGTAGTTCAGGTAGGCAGCTACGCTCCAATGGGGAACGCAACAACGTTTCCTGTACAAAGCTTGCTGTTCTGGGCAATATGTGTGAGCTCAATGCAGCGCCGAAGGTTTCATCAACCAGGTGCTGCGTTCGTGTTTGGCGATGACATCATAGTAACTACTGAATGCGTTGAGGATATCATTGATACCCTTGAAGCATTCGGTTTGTGCGTCAACAAGGAGAAATCCTTTTGGCGTGGTAGTTTCCGTGAGTCGTGCGGCGTTGACGCTTTTAATGGCGTTAACGTCACTCCGATTCGTTGGAAGTTATCGCTAGATGCAAACACAGCTACTGACTTGCTATCTCTGGCTGACCTGGGAATGCGTTTGCGCATCCAGGGCTTCTCTGAGGCAGCCTCGACAGCCTACTCCATATTACGCCAACGCATGCGGCACCTTTATGGTAAACCTGTGTTCTTTACGAACAACAGGAGCCATGGTGGTATCGCTGAGTTTGCGGAGAGAGACACCTCTGTGTGGCAAGATGCCAAATGGCATCGTGACTATCAGTGGTATCACTCGCCCATATGGACGCTCCAGCAGGCCCCCGTAAGGGAGCCTTCCCCTGGTTGGTACCAGGTTTTGGAGTCGCTATGCTCTCTCGAGCGTAGCGGGCAGTCGACGCGTCGTAGCGATGACGTCATCCGGCGTCAGAGGCTAGTCCGGACATGGGTCCCCGTGCAATAGAACGGC